AATTTCTTATCATACCAAGAAGGTATAGATGCTGATTATTCAGTACCTGAAAATGTTGCTATTCCAGTAGATGTTGATCCAACTGGAATTCAAGTTACTACTTTAGGTAGTGGTGATATTCAGTTAGTAGCATTAAATACAGATCCTGCATATACTTTATTTGAACAATTAACTGCGAATGTTGCAGGTTCAACTGTAGGATCATTTATACAAGAAAATGCAAACAGTACAAACTGGGCGCCTGTTACAAGTGTAAATATTACACCAGGTTCTGTTACAGTAGTATTATCTGGGACTGGTACAGCTGCTGTAAATTTTGATCCAGCGACTAATCCACTAAAATATATTTTAGCTGATGAGTTAATTCAAAATGTTAATTTATTTGATGGTGCAGCTTTAACAAACAAAATAGTAAGTACAAAAGGTTCTCAACTTTATACTCAATACATTTTAGGTAATGTAACAAATGGGGATGAAGCTGAATATGGAACTGCATTTGCTTCAGCTGCTGATAATTATTTAGCATTTGCTGCAATTAACTATGGCTATGTTCATACTGGCCCAGCTGTTGGAGATGTAAACGGAATTACTGATTCAAACTATAATTTAACAGCTGTTAAGGTTACTGCTTACGAAGATGCTGCTTTTACTGCATTATCTTCTGCTGCTGAGTTTCCTGGTATTACTCCAGTAGCCGGTTCTTTTTATTGGGGATCTGACGGAGTTGCTGGTGGAGCAAACGAAATTGTGATACAGAGTTTAACTGGATCTTTAAATGAAACTATAGATATAATCGCTAGTTCAACTAACGAACCATCGTTATTCCCTAACCAAGTATTAATAAAAGCACCTAACACAGCTGTTACGGTTGGAAATTATTTAGTACATGATGATGGTGCTTTAAGTGGAAAATCAAGATTAACAAGAATTAATTCTGTTATTGGTGGAGTAACAACTGCCGAGTATCCTACAATTCCTGTTGGTGAAACTGCATTACTTGTAGAATGCCAAAGTGAAATCTTAGTTAGGTCAACGCCTAACGCGTCAGTGGAACTTTATTATCCAGTTGATGAATGGGTACCTAATTTAAATATCTTTACTCTTGATGGTTTTGCATTAAGATCTAGTTATAGTGTACCAAATGGAACTAACGATAGACAAAACGCAATCTTAAATGATACCTTAAGCGGTACTAATTTAAGAAAGGCGTTAACTGACAGAGATGTTATTAACTTCCGATATGTAGTAGATACTTTCGGTAATGGTATCGAGTCTGGTTCAAAAGCAATTTACTTTAGTTTATGTAAGGACAGAAAAAATGCATTAGCAATTGTGAATGCACCTTCTGCTGAAGATTTTAAAGATAGCACTGATCCTAAGTTTACCGATTTAACTGGAGCTCTTTCAACTAGATTTATTTCTGAAGGCGGAGACTTAAGTTTGAATCCAACTGTAAGATACTCACTACCATCTGTAACTCAAGGATCAAGTTTTGGTTGCTTCTATTTCCCTTATATGACTGTAAGAGATCTTGGAAGAAACATAAACGTTCCACCTGCTGCATATGTATCTAACAACTATATAGATAAATACGCAACTGCTTTACCTTGGTCATTAGTGGCTGGAGTTCGAAGAGGAGTAGTTGGCGGAAGCGGAGTCGTTGGTTTAGAAACAAACTTAGACAAAGAAGACAGAGAATATTTAGAGCCATTCGGATTGAATCCGATAGTATTCCAAAGTGGAACAGGACCTACTATATTTGCAAACAAAACTGCACAACAGACTATTAAATCTGCATTAAGTTCAATTAACTGTAGAGAGGTTGTAATTTACATCCAAGATGGTATCGAGGCAATTTTGAAAAACTACTTGTTCGAGTTTAATACTGCGCAAACAAGATTAGAAATAAAAACACTAGCCGATAACTTCTTGGCAACTGTTCAAAATGATGATGGTGTATTCGATTACAAAAATGTAATGGACGAAACAAATAATACTCCTGAAGTTATAGATCAGAACATTGGTATACTTGATACTTATATCGAACCGGTAAGAGGAATGGAAATTCTTGTACAAAGAACAACTATTCTTAAAACTGGTGCAATAAGCGCAGGTAACTTCCAATAAGAAGAAGAATAGGAATATATAAAAAAAGAATATAAATTATGCCTTTACCACATTTTACACAAGCAAGAGCGAGTACTCAAAGATACGAGCCAATACAGCCTAACTTGTTTGAGGTAACAGTATTTACTCCAAATGGAGATGATACAGGATTAATCCTTGAACACGTTAGAACAATTGGAGGTTTAAATAACTTAAACCCTGCTGTTGAAGCAGTAGGACAAAAGTACAAGTTTGCTGATAGATCATATGCTGGGATGCCATCTCAGACTTTCGTTGATCTTACAATGAACTTTACATTAAACCTTAACGATGCAAACGAAAACTACATCTACAATACTTTCCGTAATTGGTACAAATTGATTTACGATCCATTGACCGGAGAAATGACCTTGAAAAAGGACTATGTAGGAAGTATGATTATTGTACAATATAACCGTGCCGGTGATATTTTCAGAAAGGTTACAATTAAAGATTGTTTCCCAACTGGACAACCTGCTTGGGTTGATGAACTATCATACGAAACTCCAGATCCTGCTGAGTTAACAATGACTTATCGTTGTGATCACTGGGTTGACGAAAATGTAGGTGCTTAATTTAAATAAAACAAAATAAAAATTATGGTACTAAAATTTAAAGATTTCGTTAATGAAGAAGCTATTAACGAAAACCCAGCATTAGCTGCCGTTGCAACTCAAGTTGCTTCAGATGCAATAGCTAAGAAAATGTCCGAAGGATATGGTGTTGACGAAATGGTTGAAATGATTAAAGAAGGCGCTAAATGTTACGAAGAAGACGAACATGAAGATCATACTGCTGAAGGGTATATGAATGAAGTTTGTGATAAAGTACAAGAAGCTGTTTCATCTGCTAAGAAAAAGGCTGGCGAATTTAAGGCTACTGTCAAAGCAATGACAAATACTAAATCGTCTCATACGCAAGCGTTTGCTAAGCCACCTGAGAGTTAATCGCTAAATAAAATACAATTTTTTTGTCATAACACTAATATATAATATAGAATAAATAATCTAAAATGGTAGTATACAAAATCACAAACACAAAAGACGGGAAGGTTTATGTAGGATACTCACATAATGACAACCCTAATAATCTAGGAACAGGTAAATACATCAAAAGAGCAGTTAGAGATTTTGGCGTAGATTACTTTGAAAGAGAGGTTATTAAAGAATATGAAGACACTGCGTTAGAAGATGTTTTAACAGATGTTGAATATTGGATAAAGAAATATAAGTCTGACAATCCTACATACGGTTACAACGAACCTATGGAAGAATGTTTACCACAAAAGAGAAGACTAACAAAAAAGTTACAAGTCTTAATCACCCCTCAAGATGAGGAATCATTGAATGGTATAATTATACGTAACTCAATGGAAAGTGGAGCTAAACCCATCTCAATATCAAAATATGTAAGAGAATTAATAAAGGAACATATAGTAACCCAAACATCAAATCAATATTAAATTAAACTAAAATGAGCGAAAAAAATCAAGAACACGAAGAAAACCTTAGAAAAGAATTCGAAAGGTCAGAAGGTTTGGATAACGTTCAAGATGTTTATGCATCTGACGAAACACAAACAACACCAGAAGGTAAAGTATCTTCTCTAGGTAAAGTTGATCCTACTAAGGGTCGAGGTATTACAAGGCAAGACGATCCTGAAATTCAAAGATTGCAATCTTTACAAGGATACTTAGAATTTAATTTAAATAATTTACCATCAGGTGGTAGATTTTATAGAGAAGATTTAACTATTCATATTAGAGCAGCAAGAGTTGGAGAAATTAGAGACTTTTCTACTATGGATGAACAAAACATCAGAGATGTTGACGAAAAGCTAAACGGAATATTGCAAATGTGTACTCAAATTAAATATGGAAAGAGTATAGGTTCGTATAAAGATCTTTTAGAAGAAGATAGAATTTATTTAATTTTATCAATTCGTGAACTAACATTTAAAGAAGGTGAAGCAAAACTATTAATTCCAGTAACAAAAGTTGAAGGTGATGATAGCATGGTTAAAAGTAGACCTGAGAGTATTGAGTTAAAAACTTCAAATTTTGAATTCCAAGAAGAAAATGAATTAACTGCTAAGTATTATGATTCTGAAGGAAAATGTTTTTCTATACAAACTAAGTCATATGGAACTATTAGAATGGCTCCACCGACAATTGGTGTTATGAGAGCTATAACAGGATATATTCGTAAAAAAGAAGAAGCAGGTAAAAAATGGGATAAATCATCTTTACAAATATTACCTTACATTCAAAGAGAATGGAGAGGTTGGGGAGATAAAGATATTTTTTCTGCGATTACAGAATTCCAAGGATGGGATGCTGGTAAATTTTCATTAATATTTAGATTAGCTGAAAACATGAAAGTTGGAGTTAAGCCTGAACTAAAAACACCTATTTCGGGGAGCGATGCGTATGCGTCAGCTCCCCTGGAATTTCCCGACGGCATCAAATCTCTTTTCGTTATTCCAGATATCTCTGGAGAACTTCTTTAAGATTAGAGTGCTGTTGATGGAAAAGCTCCATCTTCAGCCGTCAGAGTTGGACAGATTGCCGTATTATGAATATGAATATACGGTAGAAATGTACAACGATATGCTTAAGGAGAGAAAAGATGGTGAAGACAGGAAGACTAGTGAAACGACTGATAAATACAATATAAATTCAATGCAACGTCAAGCACAGTCTCAAATGAAAGCACCAGCAATGCCTTCCATGAGAATGCCTAGACTAGGCTAATAAAAAATTTAAATTGAATGGCATCAGTATCCTTAGGCGATTTAATGAATCCTCTAAAAAAGATAGAGGAATATACTCAGAAAACAGAAGAGAGCATGTCTGTGGTTGTCCAAGTGGCAACCACAGGGCTTTCTATTCAAGCAGAAATATTACAAGAGTTAAGACTACAGAGCATGTATTTCATGAATCTGTTAGATCAAAATGCTACAATATCAAATGCTTTGAACATGGAGAGCGGTGG